TCGTGTGCTCTTCCGCTCTGGGAGGAAGACCCATCTCATGCTAGCGAAACGAGTGAGGAGACCTCACCAGAACTACTCGGTGAACCTTTCTACACTTCAGACGCTTCATATAGTGGGATCTCTGAAGCCAGAAGGCAGGAGGCATCCACAAGCGGATTTTCAGGATCTAGGACCAATCGTTCTGCTTATACGAACTTACACAACCGTTACTCTAGCATTCGTTCAGGATTGTTGCCATATGAGTACTCTACTGAAGGGGTAACTTGTCGGGACGCTATCGAACTATGCCAAAAAGCTTATTGCAATGTAGCTGTCTTTAGGAACGCTATAGATATTATGTCGGAGTTCACTAACACCGATATTTACTTAGAAGGGGGATCTAAAAAGAGTCGAGAGTTCTTCTATGAATGGTTTAAAAAAGTAAACATCATAGCTCTTAAAGATCAATATTTTAGAGAATATTATCGAAGCGGGAATGTCTTTCTTTATCGTATTGACGGCAAGTTCAAAGCTGATGACTATGCTCGATTAATTAATCAAGTAGGTAATATCGGGGCTTCTGACAATAAGATCCCATTGAAGTATATTTTACTCAACCCGTATGATGTTATAGCTAAGAGGGCTACGACTTTCACTTACGGAGGGGTATATCAGAAGGTTTTGTCTGAATATGAGTTAGCTAGGTTAGCTAACCCACAAACAGAAGAAGATATCTCTATTTTTAATGCCTTAGATGATGAGATCAAAGAGTCTATTCAAACAGGATCTTTTTCCAAAAAAGGTATAAGTATAGACCTAGACCCTCAGAGACTTTCTTTCTCTTTCTACAAAAAACAAGATTACGAACCTTTTGCTGTGCCATTTGGTTTTCCTGTTCTAGATGATATCAATGCTAAGCTTGAATTAAAAAAGATGGACCAATCCATCACACGCACTGTAGAGAATGTTATTTTGCTCATTACTATGGGAGCAGACCCAGATAAGGGTGGGGTTAACCCAAACAACATGGCTGCGATGCAGAACCTATTCAAAAATGAAAGCGTAGGTAGAGTTTTAGTATCGGACTATACAACTAAGGCTGAATTTGTTATACCTGAGCTGAACTTAGTTCTTGGCCCTGAAAAGTATCAGATCCTAAATGAAGACATAAAACAAGGCTTACAAAACATTGTGGTTGGAGAAGAAAAGTTCAACTCCACTCAAGTTAAAGCCCAAATATTCATTGATAGACTGCAAGAGTCTCGGCATGGATTTTTAAATGATTTTTTAAATAAAGAAATCAAGAGAATAGCTAAAGGTCTAGGCTTCCGCTCTTGGCCTGAAGCTAAGATGAAGGATATTGACATGAGGGATGAGGTTCAACTTATGAGAGCTTCTACTCGACTCATGGAGTTGGGGATCATTACTCCTAAGCAGGGGATGGAAATGTTCCACAATGGAAAGTTCCCAGATCCTGATAAATTAGAGCCAGCTCAAAAAGAATTTCTTGAAGAGCGCGAAAAGGGGCATTTCAACCCCTTAGTTGGTGGAGTCCCTGTATTCGATCCTTCAGGCAGTCCATCAGGCCCGAGAAAAGAAAGTGGTAGGCCAGAGGGAACTACTGGTATCCCTTTAGCTAATGCTACTTACTCCAGAGCTAATATCCAAGAAACAATCTATTCTATAGATAGTTTTATACACGACTCTAAGGCAAAAATGGCTTCTCATTTAAAAGTAGAAGAGCTTAATAAATCTCAAGAAGAGATGCTCTCAACTCTTTGTGAATCTATAGTATGTTCACAGAATAAAGAATCTTGGGACGAAACCCTTGAATCATGTGTAAAAGATTTTAATAAAATAGAGGATTTAGATACTCTAAGGGAAGTTTTAGATATATCATCTGAGCATTCCTTGGAGACTTATCCTGCAGCAATTCTATATCACAGTCATGAAAAACAATTTTAAATATACAGAAAACGGTATCGAAGTCGATGTATCTGAAGCAATGCATTGCGAAGATAAAAATAAAGAGAGTCAATCTAAAAAGAAAAAATATTCTAGTTATGGTTCTCCAGATGTCGATAAGCACTATTTTGATTCTAAAGACAAGGCTTTGGCTGACGCTAAGAAAATGGGGCTTACTGGTATCCATTCTCATAAAGGTAAAGATGGAAAAGTTGTCTATATGGCTGGCCCCGATCACGCATCGTTTATGAAGAAGCATAAAGAGATGATAAAAGAATCTGAAGCTGGTATGTCTCCAAAACAAAAAGCCGCTCTTGATAAGAACAAAGATGGCAAGGTAACCAAGGAGGATTTTGAACTTTTACGCAAAAAAGGTAAAAAGTCAGAAAGCAAAGAGGAGAAACCTAAAAAAAGCTACGCTAACCTTTTAACAGATATAGCTAACAAAAAAGACTCTGAATAAATATGGATTACAAATATACTGCGACTTTCGAGGCTCCGCTGTTATCTTGTGAGATAAATAAAGCTTCGTTGATATCAGAGGCTTCTTTGAAAAATCTAGAGCCTCTAATACCAAAAGAAATAGACTACAATGAAAATGTAGACCTTATGGGTGTAGCTTTTAATGCTGCCGTCATTAACCAATTTAATAAAAATGGTGATGGGATGGATGCAGCCACAGCTGTTAAATACACTAATAAATTTATTCATAAACCTACCAATATCGAGCATGATAAACAAAAGGTCGTGGGCCATATTGTTTCAGCTGGTTACAGTGATTATAAATCCAGCAAACTCATAGAAGAGGAGACTGCTGCTTCCATGAAAGAACCTTTCAACATAGCTTTGGGAGCTGTTCTTTATAAGACTATAAACTCTAGTTTTACTAACCTAGTAGAAAAATCATTAGACGAGAATAGTAAACAATTCCAAAAAGTTTCAGCCAGCTGGGAAGTTGGATTTAATGATTATGTTTTAGCGGTTGGAAGCGATGAATTGAGTAAAGCCCGTATCGTTTCTGATCCTGAAGAAATAGCAGAAATGCAGGGATTTTTGAGGAGCTATGGAGGGAATGGAAAAACTGATAAGGGGGAGACTATCAATAGGCTTATTAAGGGTGACATTTATCCACTGGGGATTGCTTACACTTTAAATCCAGCCGCAGATGTTAAGGGTTTATATGCTCCTTCTGAAGAAACTAAAAAAGTTTTTATATCTGATAAAAGGGATAAAATTTCACAAAACAGTAATTTAAATGTAAACAACGAAAAGAACATTATTGATATGGAACTTGAAAAAACTCTAAATGAACTAAAGGATCTTCTTAGTGAGAAGAAATTCTCCAAAGAGGCGGTAGCTTCTATGACCGATACCTTTGCTGATGCAATCCGTCAACGGGACGAACAATACCGTAAGGATCTTGAAGCAGAGAAATTGGAGAAGGAAGAAAAAATCAAAGAATATGAAGACCTCAAAGCTTCGGTTGCAGAACTGGAAGCTAAATTTGGCGAAGCCAGTGAGCGAATCGTTTCTTTTGAGAACGAAAAGAAAGCTGAAGAAGCTATTGCTTCGTTCAATACTCGTATGGATCAGATTGACGAGAAATTCGAACTTGATGACCAAGATCGTGAATTCCTCGCTTCTGAGCTTAAAGATCTTGGGGACGAAGCTTCTTATGAGGCATTTGCTTCAAAACTTGATATCCTTTGGAAGACTAAAAATAAAGAGGTCCAAGAAGAGTTCAACTCTCAAATTCAAGCTCGTATTGATGAAGAAGTTGCTAAAAAGCTTTCAACCGCTTCGACTGAAGAGGTTAAAATCGAAGAAGCTCTCGACGCTGCTGAAGTAGTGGATGCAGAAGTATCCAATGCTAACGAAGCTGTAGCTTCTCAAGAGCCTTCATTGCGCGATAAGTTCGCATCAGCTTTCTCTCGCGAAAACATTCAAATTTCTTAGAAAACAAACAAAAATAGATTATGGCATTACGAATTCTACCATTCAGACAATACTCTGACCACGATGTTGTGAACATGTATTCCCTCAAAGCAGCGGATATTCTCACAAGCACTACTGACACAGGCGCTGGCGATGCTGGCGTTTTCGTGAAAGTACATGACGGAAACTTCGATAACGATCCTGTCACCTACCAAACGAACAGCTACTTGGGTAAAACCGATTACCCTTTCGTTGGTACTACAGAGATGTATCCTGAAGTTAATCTCAAGATTACTAGCGCTGCCTCTGGGGAAGTACCTTTAGGTTTGGCATTGTATCAAACTGCAAAAAATGATGAGAACGGCGAAAAGCTGCTCTACAACCCACAGAAACAAGAAGAACTGCAAGCTATGCTCCCAGGACAAGCTGTTCCAGTTGCTACTAAAGGGATTTTCACACTAGCAGCATCTGCTTTTGATGGAACTACTGCTAGCTATGCTCCAGGAAACGCTATTATTGCTTCTAACAACACTGCTGGAAAAGTTACTGGTGCTGCTCGCGGTGCTGCTAAAGCTTTCGGACATGTTCTTGGAACAGGAACTCGCACAAGCGTTGGACCTACCACTGATCAGTTTGCTGGTGATTACATCGTTGTATCTTTTGATTGTAACCGATAAATAGAAAGAATTTTATTATTATGAAAATTACTTTAAAACGTACCCCAGAACAAGTCGAGCTTGTAAAAGCTATGGCTTCCCGCAAACGCACTGTTGCACATGAGGCTCAAGTAGCTCTTGCTGATTTCATCGGACCAGTTTTGGCCGAGGTTCTCAACAACGCTCCTACTATCAGCACTCTTTTCCAGTCACTTCAATTCGACGCTGACGACAATCCTAGCATCCCGCTTGACCTTTACTATGACATCTCTGATGAAGATTATGTTAAAGTCTGGAGTCAAAGCCATGCTGGTGGACTTCCAAGCAACCAAGTACTTCCTACGGCTTCCGAGCTAAAGCTTGCTACTTACACTCTTGATTCTGCTGTTGACTTTGATCGTCGTTATGCCGCTAAGAGCCGCATGGATGTTGTTGGTAAGACTTTCTCCCGTGTTGCACAGGAGATTCTTCTTAAGCAGGAGCGCACTTCCGCTTCACTTGTCATGACTTCGCTTGCTAACGCAACCATTAGTACATCTCCACTCGCTGGTGATGCTCAGGTTTTCCGTTCTGCTCTTGCTGGTTCATTCCTTATTGATGACCTCAATAAGCTTATGACCCTTGCTAAGCGTATCAATACTTCATGGATTGGTGGAACTCCTGCTACTCGCACTCGCGGTATTACTGACCTAATTGTTTCTCCAGAAATTATTGGTAGCATTCGCTCTATGGCGTATAACCCTGTTAACACTCGCGGCGGTGACGGCGCAGGTGCAGCTGGTGACGCTTCGGATGCAGTTGGTATTGCAGCTCCAGAATCACTTCGTGAAGATCTTTTCCGCAACGCTGGACTTGATAGCTTCATGGGTCTCAACATTCTTGAGTTTAACGAGATGGGTAAAGGACAGAAGTTCAACACTATCTTTGACACAGCAGCAGGTGGCACTACTTACGCTGAGTTCGATGGAACTAACGCAGCAGTATTCAACGGCGCTACTACCGAGATTGTTGTCGGGGTTGATCGCACTCGCGATTCCCTCATGCGTGTTGTCGCTACTGATCCAGATAGCAACAGCGAGATGAACTTGATCGCAGATGATCAATACAGTGTTCGTCAGAACAAGATTGGTTACTACGGTCAAATCGAAGAAGGTCGTGTTGTCCTTGACAACCGTGTCCTCCTTGGATGTATCGTCTAAGCTAGACTTAACACTTATAAAGAGAGCCACTCCTTCGGGGGTGGCTTTTTTTTGTAATTTTTTTATTTAGTGTATATAATACTGTATGGCTGACGAAGAAAACAAAGAAGAGAATGGAATGCCTTTCAATGAGGTTACTACTGGGCAAGAGATTCCCCCTAAAAAAGGCTTGTTGGAAGAGTTGGAAGAGCTTAGGGCTAATGGCCAGACTAGCACAGCTAGGTATCAAGAAGTAATGAAAGAAGTAGAAGTCATATTTGGAACAGGAGAGACTAATAGCTTTGGCACTAATGATCTTAATATTCTAAAGGACAAGTTAAATAAAATGAGTAAAGCAGACCTTCAAGCTTTCTCTCGTAAGGTAGGAGTTAATCCATACTATGATTCTCTCCT